CATCGGCTGCTTCCTGTAATTGCTGTTTAGTAGTGCCTCCTCGTTGTTTTTTGTTAGCACCACCAGTTTGTTCTTCTGGAGGAGCAGATGATTCTGTAACAGGTAAAACATTATTTTTGTTATTATTAGCATTAGCATTAGCATTTTTATCATTTAATGTTTTTTCTAATTCTGGATTTATCAATAGCTCAGTTAAAATATTATTGGCTGAGCCGGCAACATAAAAATATCCTATTACATCAGAAAAGGCACTTTTAAATCCAGGATAAACAATAACTATAGCAACAACCACTCCAAATATTAATGTCCAAGGTATAAAAGTTAATAATCCTGCAGCTCCCATATTTTCAGATATACTACCTCCACAAGTAGTTGTTATTATAGAAGCATTAACGATAAATTGAATTATTATTATTAACAAGACATAAACAGCTAAATAAATATTATTGTTGGTTTTATACTCTTTCAATTGATTTTCATTTACGAGCTGTCCAAGGGTTAATGATGGTTTGAGAACTAAATAGTATAATAAAGTAACTAATAAAAATGTAATTATATTTAAATAAGAACTTGCCATATAGATATTATGTATAAATTATTTTAAAAATTTAATTGTAATTATTATGAATATGAATATGGATATAGCTAAACCAATGCTTACAGAACCAGGCGTTAAATATTTTTTAAATCAAACGCTTAAACAATGTCACGTTATAAAAGAAAAATTTCATAATACAATAGTTAATGTTGGGCTCTTGTTTGGATTTTTATTAATTTTAGGAATTATCATTTTATATAAATATAAAGGAAGACTTACTCCTGTAGAAATAGAAAAAAAAAATAAAGAAAAACAACAATATATTTTATCAAAAATTAAAAATTTACAAGAAGCAAAAAAACGGGCACACAATGAATTAATTACTGGATTGCCTGAATGGGAACCCGAATATGATAATATAAATAAAAGAGGTATTTATTAAATAAAAATTATTAAAAATTATAGTTATATATAATAAAATGAGTGAATATATTGAAAATAGTATTAACGAATATTATAAATTAAAAAATAGTTACGAAAATGAAATTAATAAATATAAAAGAAATATTATTAATAATCCATCATTAAGTTGGAAAGAAAAAAAAATAGAATTTCAAAAATTAAAACCTAAATGTATTAATTGCAAACGTCCAGGAGGCACATTTTTTTCAATTAAACACGATAACACAACCAATAATAGACATCTTAGAGCAGTTTGTGGAGTAATTGCTAATCCATGTAATTTAAATATTGATATAGTATTAGGTAAATATGAAGAACTACCATTTATTTTAAGGGATACTGAAAAAAATATTCATGAAATTAAATTAAACATTATTGAAAATAAAAATAAGTTGCTTTTTGGATATATTACAGCAGAAACAGCTCTTAATAATTTTAACGAAATAAAGAGTGAATTAGCGGAGTATGTTGCTGTTTTAGAAGAATATTTGGGGGAATATAACAATATAGTAGATAACAAAGAAACAGAAGCAAAATTAAACGAAAAAATAGAATTATCAGAAATATATATCGTGCAACTCAAAGCGGCTATTAAACAATTTAACGAAAGTAATGATGTTCATTATGTTAGTGATGCGGTTGATATTTATAATACAAGTTTAAAACCTCTGTTAAAAGAAATAATGAATTTAAAATATAGAGAAAATATGGTTTGGTATAATGAAGATGAAAACACATTTAATTTAATACAAAATCGTTATACTATTGCTGATTTACAGGTAAATTTATTGGATGAAAGTGTTAAACAATTTAATGTTGGTATGACAACTATACCTGTTGATGCTAAAAAACAAAAACAAAGACAAAGACAAAGACAAAAACCAAAACCACAATTAATTGTTGAAAGTGATAGTGAAAATGAGATAGAAGCCGAAGCCGAAGCCGAAAATATTGTTAATACAAATGCTCCTATTATTGATAATAATGGAAATGCAACTTGGTCTAATCCAGAATATCAAAAATTATGGGACGCAATGAGTAGTAAATTAAAAAGTGCTTTATTAACTGATCGTGAATGGCTACAAGAATTTATGGATAGTTGTGTTAGTTCAAAACAAAATAAAAAACAATGTAAATTCATAACACCAAGCAATTTAATATTACCTCCACAAATATTAGATGACGGACAATATGATTTTGGAAATGAAGTATATAATAAGATTTTTAACAAATTAGATAAATCATATCAAACTACTTTATTAGGAGTGTATTCAATTAAAGATGGCAAAAAAAATTATAAAATGTTAGAAGATGCATTAGGAAATATTATGGCAAAAGAATTATCATTTAGTGGATTTTTATAATATATATAATATTTATAATGATATTTAATTACATTTCGTTTCCTATTTTTATAATTAGTTTTGCGATTGGTATATTTTTTGTATATTTATGGGGACCAGATAAAAAAATTATTTATGTTTATCCTACACCTGAAAATGTAGATAAAATGCTATTTAAAGATAATGCTGACAATTGTTTTTATTTTGAAGAGACAGAAATAGAATGTCCTTCAAATAATTCTTTTTTATCCGAAGTACCTATTCAAATGTAATACTAAGTTTACCATTATTAAGATAAAAAATAATATGTAAGTATGTATTAATAATATTTATTAATAATATATATGGTAGAGTTTGGTAAATTCGTACACACAAAAACTGGTAAATATGTTATGTCAATTTTATTGGGGTTTGGTTTAGCATCATTATTTAGAGCAGCATGTAAAGGCAAAAGTTGTTTAGAATTTCATGCTCCTCCTTTAGATAAAATTAAAGATAAAATATACAAAAATGGTGATAAATGCTATAAGTATGTTCCAACTGCTACAAAATGTAGTTCTAACAAAAAAATAATTAATATGTAAAAAACAATTTACATTAAATATATTATTATAAATTTACTATTATTTGCGTAATTATTATAATCAATCATTCTTTATAATAATTATGAGTGATACAACTAATATTTTTGATTTGCCAACCGATCCAGCTGCCGGCGGAAATATTAATATTAAAGCAACAGAAAATGTTTTGCCGAATCAACAACAACAACCTACAAATGTTACTTTAGACCAAACAACTATAAGTCAAATAGTAAATGGCTTACAACAAGCAAGTATAAATGGGGCAACCAAATTGCCATCACGCGACATACCAATAAATACAAATAATTTAAGCAATGACCCACAGGTCCAACCAAATTATATTCCTCAAATTCAACATCAACATCAAAATAATGACTATATTACCGATTATGAAAATACACCCAATATAATTCAAAATTACAATAATACCTATAACAGAAATAATTCATTAGATGAAATGTATAATGAAATACAAATGCCTTTGCTAATTGCTTTAATGTTTTTATTATTTCAATTACCTTTTTTCAGAAAATTTTTGTATAGTTATTTTCCTATTCTTTTCTTTAATGATGGCAATTTAAATATTAAAGGTTTTATTTTTATCAGCGTATTATTTGGTATATTTTATTACTTTTTAAATAAAATTGTTTCGCATTTTGCAACATTGTAATTAATAGTTTTTTTTTGTTTTATTTAATTTTTTTCCAAAAATATTAAAGAAATATTTGGATTTACTTTTATTTGCTGGTTTATTTGTTGATTTATTTGCTGATTTTTTTGATTTTTGTTTATCAATTTGTGTTTTAATTTTATTTAATTCTTTATTTTCTCTCAAAACATCTGGTTTATAATTTAAAAACCATTCTTCAAACTCTTTTTTATTTTTATTTAATTTTAATTCTTTATATTTGTCTGATTTTATTGAACGTATTTCTTCTACTGTTTCTTGATGCCCATAACACGTAATACTAAATCGTTTTAATAATCCTTTTTGTTTTAATCTATTTTTTTGTTGCACATCAAATAAAAATTTTGACATACAAAGAATTCTATCTAAAAATTGATTATAATATGGTCTGTCTGTATATAAAAATGCCAAATAAAAACTCAACATAGTATCTATTGTGGCTATTTTTACTTTTTGACCTTTAATATTTAATATATTATAACTATGGCACGCAATAGGTTTATAAATAAAAGCAATAGTATCTTTTCCTATCCTAATTTCATAATGTTCGGGAATAATATCTCCTATTTCAGGATGTTTAATTATTTTGGCATTATTTACATTTATATCTTTTAATCTTTCTTTAACTATTTCTGCTGTTGTAAATGGTTCATTAGACAATACATCAAAATCTGCTATATTTTCTAATTCTTTTTTTAAATGTCTTGGCATATAATTAGAATATAATGATATGGCATATCCGCCAAAAAATACAACACCTTGATTTATTAGTGTATTTCTTACATTATCATATATTTCTATCGCTTTATCTTTATCATCCATTTCTCTTTGAAATGTTACTTCATTACAATTTATTTTTGTTAATGGATAATTTTTGTTTAATAATGTAAGACGTTTTAATACTTTTTCCCATCTACTTGTATCTCCATCTGGTCTGCTTAATTCTAAATACATTGACATTCTAAGAAAGTTTGGAGGAGCATATAAAATACCTGCTACTCTTATTGCTTCTTTTTTAATTGAATTATATATTTCTTTTGGTAGTTGTGTCAAATCTGCTACAGGTATATAATTTACAAAAACTTTATAAGTTCCATGATGTTGTCCTGATTTTGCTTCTACATCTGTAAAACCTTCTTTATAGTATAAATCTGACAATTCTTTAGCATCTTCTAAAGCATTTGGCGTGAAAAAATCATAATCAGGTATTTCAACATCTTTATTATAAAATTGGTCTTCTTGTGGTAAAATATTATTTATAGCAGTTCCACCATAGCAAATTAAATTTTTCTTTTTAATAAAAGTTTCTACTATTGATATTATTTTTTTTAATTCTTCTGATTGAATTAAACGTCTCCCTAATTTTTCTTCTGCTTTATCAACAGACATACGTAATATAGCTAATTCACAATCACTAAAGCTCAATTCTTTGCAAATGTTTTTTTGCTTCATATAATAAACAAATAAAAATATAAAAAAGTAATTATATAAATTAAATATAGAAAATATGGAAAATATAGAAAAAAGTAAGTTTTTTAATAAACGTATAAAAAGAGATGTTGAGAGTTTATTTCAATTATATCCGCATAACAAATTATATACTGATAATAGTTTAAATCATATAACAATAAATATATATGAAAACGAAAATGATAATGAAAATAATTCAATATATAAGTTTATTATAAAAAAATATTATCCATTTTCATCTCCAGATGTATATTATAAAAATTTGCCTTATGAAAATATTTATAAGATAACATCTCAAAGAGAACAAAAGTATCTTCACCTTTTAACAAAAAAAGAATGTTTATGTTGTGAATCAGTATTGTGTAGTAATAATTGGAACATAACCTTAAATTTTTTTGATATAATTAAAGAAATAAATAATTACAGAAAAATAAAAAAAAACATATTTATTAAGATTTTAGCAGATAAAATAAAAGATAAATATTCAGTAAATGATATAGATTTAGATGGTTATTTATTCGGCATATAATGTTGCGTTTTGAATTACTTTTTTATAAAATTTACTTTTGGAAAATATAGAATTACAACCATTACATTGACACGTATTTTCAGTTATTATATGAAATGTTCCTTTTAAATTAGGAAGTCTACTTGATTGGCGGCATATAGGACAATAGTAATTTACTGGTTTCATTTATTTTTATTATATATTTAATTTTATACATTATTTTTAAATTGTTTTTTATTTTTTGTTTTTTATTTTTTGTTTTTTATTAAAAATTAAAACTATAATAATCGGTAGAAGCATTTCTCGTAGCATATGAAAAGTTAGGATTTTGAGGAGTTGGGTCTGGCAATATTACTGGCTCAAATCTTAAGTTAGCAGGTTTCAACGCAAACGCATAACTCGCATTATTAAAAAACGCATTGTTTTCTGCCAAAAAATTATCCGGCAATTGATATCGCATCGCAACCATTTGACATCCATAATTACGACATAATATTCCATTTGGATTAGGCGGATTATAGTTTTCATCTGGGAAAACAATACACATATTTTGTTTATTATAATTAGTAAGTTCTAATGTATCGGGATTATTTACTATATTATAATATGTGTATGCTCTCATAAAAACTGAGTTACTCGTCATATTTACATATTCATAAAATTCCTTATTTTCTAAGTATGCATTATTTATTTTATCAACTATCAAAATTATTTTATTTCTAAAACTCAAAAGCGGCATTTTACCCAAATTGTGACCTTGGCTTTCATAACTAAATTCTTTACCGAGCATAATAGAATCATATGATTTCAATATAGAAGCAAAATTAGAATACATAGTTTGGTTATTACTTTTTATTCTTAAATGAATTATTATCGGATCTGTTGGATTTGGTGCGGTCCCACTTGCAAAAGCATAATTTTTTATCACTTCCATAACATCCACAAAATTCACATAATTATATGTCTCTTTTACATAATAATTATCTGTTGTGCTTGTAGAAACAACTGGTTGATTATCTATTGAAAAAATTTCAAAGTCTAAACCACGAACACCTTGTTTTATTATAGCTTTTAAAACACTTATATCTACAAAATCATTTTTATAAGAGCCACCACTACAAGCATTATAGGCTGTTTGTATATAATAATCAAATAAATTTCCACTACAATCTGGATCTTTCACATTGATTGGTCTAATTCCACCATTAAGAGATGGATATAACGTATTCATAAAACTTACTTCAGTAGATTCCAGTTTATTAACGTTATAAATATAATATAATATTGCTATTATTATTATTAGCAGTGTTATTACTATTACTATAAAAGATGCCACATTTTCATTGTTATCTAATATGGATTTTATAGACTTTAATGATATTTTTGACATACCTGTATCTGTTTTTTCTGACATTTCTAATATATTATATTATTTTTTTAAAAATAATAATAGTTTTTCAAATTAGTTAAATAATAATATTTATAATTATATAATAAATATGGCTGGCGGATTAATGAACCTTGTAAGTGCAGGACAACAAAACATTATTTTAAATGGTAACCCAAGTAAAACATTTTGGAAAGCAACATATGCTAAATATACTAATTTTGGAAAACAAAATTTTCGTCTTGATTTTGAAGGAACGCCTACGCTGCGTCTTACTGAAGAATCCACGTTTGTCTTTAAAGTGAAAAGATATGCTGATCTTTTAATGGATACATACTTATCTGTATCTTTACCCAATATTTGGTCTCCTATTTATCCTCCTCAAGAAATTATTAACTCTGATGGCTCTATTTCATATTCAGCATGGGCTCCATATGAGTTTAAATGGATTGATTATATAGGGGCTTTAATGATTAATAGAATTACCATTAATTGTGGAAATCAAAAATTACAAGAATATTCAGGACAATATTTGTTGTCTGCGGCCCAAAGAGATTTTAATTATCAAAAACTTATGTTATTTTACCAAATGATTGGTAATTATGCTGAATTAAATGACCCAGCAAATTCTGGAACACGTGTGAATTCTTATCCAAATGCGTTTTACACAACAAGTGCCGCTGGGGCACAACCATCAATTATGGCAAATACACTTTATATACCTTTAAATACATGGTTTAACTTAAAAACTCAAATGGCTTTTCCTTTAGTGTCTTTACAATATAATGAATTACAAATAAGTATTACATTTAAACCTATTAATCAATTGTTTAGAATTCGTGATATTATGGATACTGCGAATGATTTTCCATATGTAGCTCCTAACTTTAATCAATTTTACATGCAGATGTATAGATTTTTACAAACACCTCCTGATGAATCACTCAGTGCTACTTCATATGTAGATACTAGGTCTATATGGAACGCAGATATAAATTTAAATTGTACCTATTGTTTTCTTTCCAATGATGAAGCAAGATTATTCGCCAAAAACGAACAAAAATATTTATTTAAACAAGTATATGAAACTCCTTTTTACAACATTACCGGCCAAAATAAAGTCCAATTAAATTCTATTGGTCTCGTAACTAGTTGGATGTTTTATTTTCAAAGAAGTGATGCTAATTTAAGAAATGAATGGGCTAATTACACTAATTGGCCTTATAATTATATGCCTAATGATATATATCCTGCATCCACATCTGGCGACTATACTAATCCAGATACTTCTTCAACATATACAACTATTGGGCCAGGTATAAATAGCGATGGAACCTTAACGGGATATATGATAACAGGAGTATATAATCCACAAAACCTTAAAGAAATACTTGTAGCATTAGGTATTTTATTGGACGGACAATATAGAGAAAACATTTTGCCATATGGCGTATATGAATATGTAGAAAAATATGTAAGGACGGGAGGATTTGCACCGAATGGTTTATATTGTTACAATTTTTGTTTAGATACTTCTCCTTTTAATTTACAGCCATCGGGAGCAATAAATATGAATAGATTCACAAATATTGAGTTTGAATTTACTACTATTTCTCCACCATTAGATCCATTAGCACAAGTATTAACTATATGTGACCCTAATACTGGAGACATTGTCGGAATAAATAAACCAACATGGAGAATTTATAGTTATAATTTTAATTTATATGTTATGGAAGAAAGAATTAATGTTGTTACATTTATTGGAGGTAATGCTGGATTAATGTATGCTACATAAAAAAATTGAAATGAATTAATAACTTATTATCTAATTTATAAAACGTATTATACGATTACTAGTGTAACTAAATAGTGTAACCAATTTTTAAAAATGTCTGAATTAATAAAACCACACTGTAAAATAAATTTACCCTATAATGTTGTATTACATATTTTACAATATGATAGACGATTTGTTATTAAAAACGGAAAAATAATAAAAATTAATAAAATCCCACTTGAAGATTATAGATATAATTTATTAAACACTTCATTTACAAATAATCATTTAGTTGTTAAACAAAAATCACATATTGTTGATAATGTGTATTATGTTAATGTGAGGTTAAAACTCATTATAAACTGCGATAAAGGTAAAAAAGAATATGAATTTACTCTCAGACATTTTTATTTTGATAATGATGTTATGGAAGTAAGAAGACATCTATTTCTTCGCAAAAATGGAATGAATATTGAGTCGCATCTTGATTATTAAATATTAAATATTGAAACGCACTTTAAAAATTATTATAGATTTTTCATATAAATATATTGTTTTGAATATTTTGACATATTTTTTAAATTAAAAATAATATAAAAAATATAACACGTTTTTTCATTTATTTTTTCAAAAAGATAATATAATATTTTACTCTTAAACTAACGGAGAGATGGAACGCGATACCTGACAAATTAATATGGAAGGAAGGGCAATTTTTTTCCCAAAAGTATTTTCGGATTCTCGATTTTGGACAAAAAAAATGTCCAAAAATGAAAACCTGAAAAAAATCTTGGGAAATTTGCACCCTCACT